GTATTTCAAGATGTCCATGATGCTAGAAATGTCGTTTTTGCTGTTGTAGGATATAGGGAAGCCGGTCAAGTATCCGCCGTACTCGCGCACGATGTCCAAGGGGTAGTTGACCACTACGCGGGCACAAGGCTTTGTTGGATCCGAATATGCCTTTTTCAAAATGTCGTGTTTCCCGTCGTAATACTCCCGGCACCGCAAAAGGCGCGGCCTGTCGGTCAACCTATGCTTGTTGATGATTTGTCCTACCAATCCCGGCGTCAGTTCCGCGCCCCTGTCAATCTGTATCATGTGGCACACCTCACAGCCCCAAAATTGATTTTTGGTATGTTTTCATCCGCTGCCGGCGGACGGATTGCAGCCCATACCGGGCGGCGTCAATGCAGTGGTTCCAGGCGTCGATCGGTTCGTTGATATATTCGCCGGTCTTTTTGTCCTTTACCCACGTATAATTGTCAAATTCTTCGATCGTGGCCTGTAATCGTTCGTCGACGATGATTTCGTGCTGGTTCATCCAGGCAAGGCCATTGACCACGCTGTCCTTGCCTTTTTCTGCCGGGCGAATACGGGATATGCCCGCCCTCTTGATTTCTGCAATGCTCTTCTGCTCTGCGCAATCCGCGACAATGATCTCTTTTGACAGGCCCAGCGCCTTAATAGCGTCCGCTATCCCGTCGTTTAAAAGCCCCTTGCGGACGTATTCGCCTGTGATGAAAATCCGCCGGCCCGGCTCATCGTACCAGCCCCACACCAGCGCGGACGGGTCATTTACATACCCGAAATCCAGGCCACACCAAAACCGCATCCCCGTGCATTCCTCCGCCGATACCAGCCGCCGCGTTGTGCAGGGGAACACCAGCTTATCCAGCGTTGCAAACTCTCCCAGGGCATAAATGCGGTAATATGCCGGGTTGCGCCGCTGCATGTCCTCGAGGGTGGCGCAGTATTCCGGCGGCAGAAAGCGGTTGTCCTTGTATGTGGTCTGTATCACCAGGGCGTCCGCCGGCGGCGTCAGGAAAAAATACGAGTACACCCAATTGGCTTTGCTCACCGGGTTAAACATCAGGTATATTTGCGGGTTCGGCTCCGGCGGCCGCAGTCGCAATCTAAGCTGTGTGAAGTCGTCCTCCGTGATTTCCGTCGCTTCCTCCACTACAATGTCGGTAATACCCGTTATACTCTTGATTTTCTCCCGGTCGTCCAGCCCTTTGAAGATAAACATGGAACCGTTCGGCAGGGTTATGCGCATATCCGTCTTGTTGACATCACACGCGCTTGATATTCCCGCATCGGCCAGCAGGTCAAGAAATAGCTGGAATATGCTGTCCCGCAGCGTCGTGCCTACCTTGCGGATCACCAGCACCTTCCGGCGGGCGTTCATGGCTTTTAGTAGCACCTTCTGCGCGGCCCCGTAGCTTTTCCCGCTGCCGGCCCCGCCATAGTACACTTCAAGGGGGTGGCTATAGTCGGCAAGCCTCCGCCAAACCCAGGCGTTGAACGCCGTTGGGTTAAGTCGCCGGCACGTCGTTATCATCGATATACCACCCCGTCGCCTGTACGGTGATTTCCTGCCGGTCGATGAACGCGCCCAGGCTCCGCGCCCGCAGTTCCGAAGCCTTGAGACGGTCACGGCGTTCTGCCGCTTCGTCCCGCATAGTATCCGTCCAAAACGCGTTGATTTCTTCCATGTCGGCAATGCGGGAGGCGTCGAGAACAGCGTCGCGGTCGGTTATGAATTTACTAAGCTTTGCTAAGTTCTGCGCCCCTATGACGTCGTGATTGTTCCCGCGATACCCCGCCAGACGCGCAGCTTCGGCGGCGCTGTGTCCCTGTTTGTAGTAGTCGATCCATGCACGTTGCTTTTCCGTCAGTTTCATCCACGCCACCTCCTCCAGGTAATAAGAAAAGCACCCCGATTCCTCGGGGCGCTCTCTCACTAGTAATAGTGTACCATGAATATAGGTCCTCTGTGTTACCCTACACATAGCCTTTTGATTTGGCGAGGAAATAAAAAAACATTCGCCGCATGTCGTAAAACTTCCGCCTCCCGCAGCTTACCGGCATATACTCCCAAGCAATACCCTGTGTCACGTTCTTTATCAGCCAAAGTGCGTCTTTCCCGGCCACCTTGGAGGCCGTTCGCTCTATCAGGTCAATATCGGCAGATGCTACCGCTGCTCTCTCGGCGTTTCTGCCTGTCGGGTCTCCCGCGACTCCGCCAGATGGTAGCCCCGTCCATTTGGGGCCGCTATATGGATTTTCCAGTTCTCTCAGCCGGCGTTTTTTCTCCGGGTATTGCAGGCAGAAATTATGTAATTCCCGGTATGTGTACTTGCCAATACCGTATTGGTCTAGCTTTAAATCTTTCTTATCGGGCATAGCGCTCACTTCCTTAGAGACTTAATGACCGCCGCGATAATGACCATGCTAAGCCCTATACACACGACGCAGCCCAGCAGACAAAGGCAGTCAATCAAAGCGTTTAACATTTTGTTCTCCCTTCAATAAGCCGTTGGTGTTTACTCCCGCATCCGTTCATATACGGATTTTTCTTTGGGTGGAATTACCGGCGGTTCTTCAAAATCCGTCCCGCTCTCTACCTCCGGCTGCCTATTATCCGCCGTGTTTCGATGGCTCCGGGTTATGACGGTATGGGTAGCGCACATGGAACGAATCCGGTCACAAATGCGATCCCCCAGCTTTTGGCGTAGCCCTTGTACATCTTCGTTTGTTGTGATGATGATGGGGAGGCATTGATTATACCGGGAATCAATGATGTCGAACAGGCGTTCCCGCGCCCAATCTGACGGCTTTTCGGCTCCCAGGTCATCCAACACAAGAAGCCTGGATTCCTGATACCGGCGGATAATATCCTGCGCGCTTTCGGAATCGTTGTAGGATGCCCTGAGTTGCTCCAGCAGCTTGACGGTTCCGACGAAGCGAACGCCTGTATAGATGGCGGTTCTACCATCGGCACCGTCTGCCACATCGTCGGGTATCGGTATATAGTCTAAAAGGGCGTTTATCACGGCCGCCGCTATGTGGCTTTTCCCGCTCCCAACGCCGCCGATGAAAAGAAGACCCGTGCCGGTATTCTTGCCTTCTATGTACTCCTTGGCGAAACGCCGTGCAGCTTCAAACGCTTCCTTTTGCCCGTCGTCCGGCTTGAAATTGCGGAATCTCTGCCGGACGGCCCGCTTGCTCAGTCCGGAATATTCCCTCATGTTATTCCGGACGATTTCTCGCCCTTCTGCGATACGAGCCGCCCGCTCCATGGCCTTTTTCTCAGTCACGCAAGGGCATTCAAGAGGCTGACTATAATAAACGCCCATCAGCTCGGTATGACCGTATACAATCGGTTTCCCGCAGAACGGGCAACGCTCGGTTTCGCTCTCAACAGTATAGGCGTTCAAACGTATTCCCCCCATCCGGTATTTTTGTATCTGTCTGGGTCGGTGTAGTCCGGGGGAGAGGCCCCGGCCCTATTATCGTAGTTCCCCTCAAGAATTTTTGTGAGATTGGCTGGCTTTAGAATCCAGTCAAACCCGCAGCCAGTCCAACCGCCATTCCGGCCAGACAGGAAGTCGGACGCTTCCACTTTCTCGAATAAAGCAGGGAATCCCCCAGCTTCCTCTATCTGTTTAGCCGTTCTTTTGATGGCCTTCTTTCTCTGCTCGGTTATATTCCGGACTTTCGGCAAGGAGCGGCATGTGCTATTGAAGGTTTCCACAATGGATTTGTAATCCAGGGGGGCGGGGGAGTCATCGCAAGGTGACAAGGTATCGTTAGATACCTCTATACTAACCTTACCTATCCTATCCTTACCTATCCTATCCTGTGTCAACGAGCCGTCCACGGAAGTGTCACACGTTCGTGACGAGCACAAAAAAGACTGTGTATATGCGCTGTTTTCGTCTAATTCAAGCGTAGCTTTTTCCTGTTTGTACTTTGTCTCGTTGTATGTATCTTTGCGAATATAGTTGTGAATTTTCCAGTGCTTGATAACGACAACGCCGCTTTCAAACGGGATAATGAATTTCTTGAGGATTAGCAGCTTTAAATCGTCCTCGCCGCTGCCAATCATCCGCATGATCCGCTTGGGATTATTGATAAAGCCATCATCATCCGCCCGCATAGCCAAATGGAAATACAGCATCTGTGCCGTTGCCGGCATTTCAAGAAAAGCGTCGCTGTCAATGATGGTTTTTGCGAACATTCTACGCTCTGCCATTGGTATACCTCCGCTGTTTGTGCTTAAAATAGTCGCAGGTATCGGAATCGTCGCTGTGTTCTTCATAAAGTGAGCACCATATAATCCCGTTTCCTCCCCAGGCTGAAAAGAAACAATTTTTGCAGATTCTAGGCAATTGCCTCACTTTCACCTTCATGTACTTTCGTTCACTTCCTTGTCCGCGTTGTCCCTTGTAAGTGCCTGCACGAATTGAAAGACCATTTTTATATCCCGCTCGTTGTCGATGGAATCCAGCATCTGAATTATGGCCGCGACGTCAGGAGAGTGCGGCGCTTCAAATTCATCCAGTGCGCTTTCCAGGCACTTAAGGCACGTGAAAATCTGGTCGAAAGCTAAATACGCAAGCGTCGAATGGGCTTTTACAGTCGACAGATGGTCTAAAAGACACTCAAGTGTCGCTTTGGCCCGCTCAGCCGCTACGATTCCGCGTTCGATGGTGTTCATGATGTCAGCCATGACTCTGCACCTCCATTCCTTCCAGGTAGTCAAGCCCATCTGGCGCGATTAAATAAACGGCGTCGTTGTTTTCAAGGTCGATTAAAACACGCCTGCCGCTTGTCGGCTTTGGGCGGCGAGGTTCTTTCTCCCGCAACCGCGCAAGAAGCACTTTCTGCTGGGCGATAACAGCAGGGACATCTTCGTCAGGGTAATACTCGGGGTGCTCCTCGCGGCTTTTAATGCAGCCCTCTACCCACTGAATATCCGTGTCCGTTTCTATCATGGGTAGAAATATGTCAGTGTCCTTCACTCGGCAATAGCCGACAATCGGAACGCCGCTGATAGTTTCACATCTAGTATCCATATCTTTATTTCTCTCCTTGATTCCGGGCGGCCGCCATGGTATAATAGCCACAGCGGCCGGTTCCGGCTGTTTTATTGGTTGGCGTCTGTGGTTTCCTTGGTCGGGGACACAGGCGCTTTCTTTTTTTCTTCCGGGCAGTACAGCAGCCACGCGAGATAGGCGACGATTTTCAGGAGTTTTTCATTTGGCCTTGGGAATTCGTCGGGATGATTCTCGGCGCACATCATCATTTCCTTGGCCGTGGCGTCAACGTCCCAGCCGAAATCCCCCATAAAATCAGCCACAGAAAGAATGCACTCGGTCATTGCTTTGCTCGTCTCCGGGTCAAACGCCTCGCTCTCTTTGGCGAATCCGGCGTTTTTGATGCGGGTATCGCCAAACTGAACATAGTGGAAACTGGACATATAGTCCGGCATGGTAACACTGATTTCCTTCACGGCCATTCCCTCCTAAGCCATTGTTTACACTCCGACAGCGTGTCAAATTCCTCCGTCCAGGCGTTTCCGTCCCGGTTGTCTATCCCGATATATCGCCCGTTTTCGAGCGTCCAGAACAGCCCTTTGCGGCCACGAAGGGCTATGATTTTGTGGGCTTCGTTCTGGCTGACACACGTTATAGGGTTAAATTCCATCTACTCCGTCTCCTTTTTTGCGCTTTCTGCGCCATGCCTCAAAAGCCACCCGGTTGCTGGGATTATCGTAAAATCTTTTTACGGCGGCCAGGGTGTCCCGCGCAATGTATTTGGCGGTATGGTCTGGGATGGATTCGGGGGAGAGGTGTACCTCCTGGCCGTCAATAGCTGTCCACATGGCTATATCCCTCCCTCCAGTATTCCGGCATCAGCACCGTCTTTATTGTATA